CAGCTATGTTCGTTTCTTTGCTGTAAGGAGGTACTTATGTCGATCGCTCCGTGGTCCGACCAAAACGGATCGGGTAACACCAGATGGCTCTGGGGCCAAAATTATGGCTGGTGTCACTTTGAAGATTACCACTTCAAGAGCGGCCAGAAAACTCACGTAGTTAAACTCAGCGGTGGAACGCCTTGGCGTTACCCTACCGAATACTATCGTGACATTCTGAACATAAAGACGGTTAAGAACATCCACACCCTGTACCCCGATGGGGGTCAGTGGTGGGGGTTAATCACCGGCGGTACCTCTGACGTCTTCTATATACTCGATGCAGGCGGTTGGAGTCCTGGAAATGTCCAGTACCCCAACTTCGACCAAAACTTGTGGAACGGAAGTACCACAAAGGCTTTGGAAAAGTTAGCCAATCAAAAGGCTGACCTCGGCTCGAATATTGCTGAAGGGCGTCAGGCTATTAGTTTGATTTCCCAGACATCCTCAAAAGTGTTCAAGGCTATGATTGCCCTAAAACATGGGAACTTCCGACAAGTTGCGGAAGAACTCGGGATGTCTTGGAGGTCGGTTTTGTTAGGAAAGTTTCCTGCTAATCGCTGGCTTGAATACCAGTTTGGTTGGAAACCTCTGATCAGTGATATCTACGATGGATATCAGAACTACCATGAAATTGTTAACCGGGATTTAATTGTTACCGGCTATGGCAGTATGCATGCTGATCGGAATGGCGAGTTCGTCCTCGGGGGCTCTCAAGGCCCTTGGAGCGTTAAAGAGAAGGCGAAATGCCGGATCGACGCCATAATTTCGATCCCTGAGTTGCGTCAAGCAAATCAGTGGAACCTAATAAACCCCTTAAGTGTGGCTTGGGAGGTAATGCCCTGGTCCTTCGCTGTCGATTGGTTCATTCCAGTCGGCAACGTTCTTGAGGCTACTACCGCTTCGGCGGGCTTACAGTTCCTTAGTGGAAGCGTGTCGCAGGTGCGTGAAACACACCAGACGATTAAATTCGTCGCGACAGGTGGGTATACTATTGTCGAGGATGGTGAGATTACGATCGAGAAACTGCAAATGCGCAGATACCCGATCTATGATTTTCCGGATCCGGCGTTTTATGCCAAAACCTCAAATCCTTTCACGTCAACCCACTCCAAAAACGCTCTTGCGCTATGGAGACAGCTGCCCGGCCTGCGATAGGCTCGGCTCCTCGGATGGTCACATAGGCTATCCTTCCGTGCATGACAATCTCGTCGTGTACATCAAGTAGGACACAATATATGCCTCAACTTGCAAACCTAGTCCTCACGGACAGGGCCGGCACACCGGTGAACCACACTTTTGTCCCTCGGGACATCGTGGGGAACGTCGCGACTGTCGTTGAATCCACCGGAGTTCCGGTGGGTGATAAGCGGGTAACGCTGTCACTTCGTAACACGGGAAACGGCAATTACGTCGTAACCCTCAAGCTGGTTTTCCCAGTCGTCAATGACCAGACTATCAATGGCGTAACCACGCCAGTAGTGGTCCGGACCGCATATGCGGACCTTGAGCTTAAGTTCAGTGCGACAAGCACCGAGCAGGAGCGCAAGGACATGATTGGTCAACTTTATTCGGCACTTGATGCCAGTAAGTGGACCAATGACGTGTTCACGAAGCTTCAGGGTGTCTATTAAGACCGTGAGGTCCCAACGACACAGTGGTGGTAACCGAGATCTCGTGCTATTGAGCTTCGGCCTGATGGTTATGGTTTTCGGTCTTATCCTCGCTTTCCTGATGGTTGTGTACAGTCGTACGCAACTACCTCAAACTGTAAGGATACCTACATATGAGCAGCACTCATCGACGAGCGCACAAACCGTGCGCGAATCAACGAGTACCCGACTCGATAACAACCGAGTTCGTCAGCAGGATCCAGAATCTAGTAGGGTGGTCGGTGAAGACTGACTATTTGAAAGATTCCCTGCTCGACAAGTTCGTATCGCAAGATACGGACCCTGCATCTGTTCGCCGCCAACGCGCCATTAACAAGTGGTTAGCTGCGGAAGCGGATAATGCAGCTACGAACGATCGGATCGTGACTTATCCCGGGGATTATAACATTTTACCCCGGGTCCGATTCGATTCGTTCGTAGAGTGGACAAGGTTACTTATAGAAACAACGATAGGCGAAGTTCCTCCTTTCGACTCCTTAATTGGAGCGTTTAGTGGTGGTGCATCGACTAGCCGTAACCGTACCGACTCGCATCCTGCGGGAAAGTACGTCGGGAAAGCAGACGCTACTGAAAGAGCTTGGGAACTATTTGAGGATCTCCTCTCTGAAATTCCAGGCTGGCCCTTCGACAAGGCCGATCTTCGGATCGTGGAAGGAAACGTCATGTTCACCGTTCCAAAGAAAACCGATATAGATCGTTGTGCTTGTAAAGAGCCCGATCTGAATATGTTCATGCAAAAGGGCCTCGGCGGCGAAATCCGCCGGTGCCTCAAGCGTGTCGGTATCGACCTAAACAACCAGTCCGTAAACCGGAAACTTGCCTATGAGGGCTCTCGTAGTGGTTCTTATGCCACGCTTGACCTTAGTAGCGCGAGTGACTCGGTCACTTCGTCACTGGTCTATTTGTTGATGCCCACATGTTGGTTCACGATGTTAGATGCACTTCGGTGCGAAAACACGTGGATCGATAACGAACTACATCGGAACGAGATGTTCTCGTCGATGGGTAATGGCTTCACGTTCGAGCTAGAGAGCTTGCTCTTTTGGGCTCTTGCGAAAGCCACCGCCTATTTCACGGGCGTTTCGGGCGTCATATCCGTGTACGGGGACGACATAATATGTCCAACCGCCATGGCGCAGGATCTCATATGGATTTTGTCGGTCTTCGGTTTTCAAACGAACCGCGACAAGTCCTTCACTGAGGGCCCTTTTAGGGAATCCTGCGGGGGTCATTATCACAATGGCCTCGACGTAACTCCTTTCTATCTGAGGAAGCCGATTGAGACTCTCTTAGACGTAATCCATACGGCTAACAGCCTGCGTAAGTGGGCTGCTCAAGTCGCGTACAAGATTCTTGATCCCGAAGTTGAAGAAATTTGGCTTTGGTTAAGAGATATTGTTCCTCCTCAATATTGGGGTGGCCGTGACACAGCACTCAAGTTTGCATTGGTCACGCCTGACTTTCCGCGGAAGCGGCTTCAGGCGATCACAAAAGACTGTGAGACCGGACTTGGTGGCTACCGTCATTGGTTGAATTTAACTTGGAC